AAATAGCTATATTGCAATAAGCTTTTTGACATAATTCTATAGCATCCCTAACATTAACGCCATCAATACCATAATTATAAGGCGACATACCATTTCTAATATTCGCATATGGAAAAATTTTAGGGCCTATAGCTGCGTTATTTCTTCTTGATGCCACTTCATTACCGTTAACAGATGTCCTACTGTAAGCTTTAGATTCGTAAGTATAAAAAGGCTCTCCTACCAATTGAGGCTCGTATTGGTTAGCCTGCTGGTTAGCGTTAGCCTCAAACATATCTGATAAAGGCTGACCTTTATGGGTGTTGAACTTTTCCCAATAATCAGACCGTTTTGTATATTTTCTTTTTGACATCTTATAATATTACACAAAGTTAAATAAAAGTTCCGTATAAAGTATAATAAAAGTTAAAATGTAACTTTCAACTAATTAATAAACATGGGAGTAAAAGTCTCGAAAGCATCTTCTACACTTTTATCATTAGAATCAAAATATATTTTTGCCATCCAGTTTCCTAACACAAGAGCAGAATACGAATCTTTTCTAGCTTTATCTGGGCCAGTTTGACGCCTTAAATTAGGAGGCAAATCAAATGTCTGGGTACCTTGAGCTGTTGTTGTTATTTGAACTAAAGCACATTCATTTTTTGTTAAATCTAACATATCCGCTTGGTGCTCAATAAAATCTATCATTTTTGCAGATGCTGACTGCTTGGTCTCATCAGATGTCCGTAAAAATTTTATTTTATCAATAGGTATACTTTTATTTCTTTGCTTATTGTAAGCTTCATCTATAGCTCTAGAAGCAAAAAATATACGCCTATGTTCAAAATTAGCCTGCAATAATTCGTTTGCCTGCCTGATCCATTTACTAGTGGGCTTTCTCAAATAAACAATTTTATCATCCGAATTATTATATTCTGTCTTGAATTTACGCAAATCTGACTGGTAATCTTCGGGATTATCGAATGGTACATCAATTGTTTTAAGTTTTTTATCTTTTGATTGAAAAGTTTCGCTTTCATTGCATGCTTGTATAAATTGTACTCCACCATTGTAATCACCAACAACTTGCACTATATTAAAATTATCTAAACAATATTTAAAATAAAATATATGATGCTTTAAAGATGTTCCTGATAATGCATAACTATGCACTATAGTCGCTTTTTTCTCTTCATCATGTATTTTTAAAATTTGTATAGCGAAATCATCAGAACCTTCTGTTTGAGACCATGAAGGATCAAATGCTAAAATATATTTAGCTCCTGCATCTCCTTTTACTTCCACAGATGGGTAATCTCCCTCAGGCACTGTACATAAGGCCATTTTGCTAGTCTTAAAATAGCCAGAGCTATCGTCAGTAAAAACAGCGCCAAACTCCCTATCAAACTGAGATTGACTCATTGTAGCTTTAGCCTGATTAACGAGGTTTTGATCGTATAGTTGAGTAGGAGCACAATCATAACCAAATTGCATAATGCACCGAGAAGCTTTGTCCCTTTTATTTTCCTGAGTTATTAAAAAATCAAACTGGTTATAAAGCTTGTACAAGTATTCAAACTTGTAAGATGCAGAAGATAAAGCTATCAATTTATTATTGGGCCATATAAAGCGATCCTCTTCTTTCATTTTTCCTTGCTCTATAAGCATACTCTCTAAGCCATGAACCTCTTGTCTTTGAGTAGGGTTTTCGACTACAGATAGAAATGGAACTATAACCTCATTGTAAATTCTTTCTGGCATTAATAAAAACTCATCAATAATAATCCTTTGAAAACGAAAACCACGGAGCTTTTCTCCATCACCTAAAGGTAAAGCTCGAATTCTACTTCTACCAATTTCCATCAACCACTCATCATTACCTTTTGAAACTTTAGTGATACATTGTTTAAAAAAAGCTGCTTCAGGTTTAGCGGCAATGTCCTCTATTTTTTTGAAAATCATTTTGGACTGCCTAAAAGATTTTGAAATTATACCTATTTCTACTCCTTGATTTAGTAGGGCATCTAACGCAGCATAAATTCCGGTAGAAAAAGATTTTGACATTCCACGGCTCCAAACTCCTAAAAAATAATCAGTTTCAAACATTGATTTTACAGCCATGTGCTGAAACGGGAATAGTTTAATACCAAATATTAAATCAGCAGCAAAAGAGATGTTGCCTCTTAAAAATTCATAAAGAGCAAGTTTTGATTCATGCTCTTCTAAAAAACCTTCTAAAGACAACAGTTCTTCGTTAGTCCTTATTTTTGACGGCGGTCTGTTTTGATTTCCTTCTTGCCAACTCATAATCTATAAAATACTGAAGGTCCGACCTCCATAAATCTTTTCCGTAATATAATATACGCGGAATCAAAAATTTTGAATTCTTTCTTCCTCCTGTGAAAATAAACTGACACCTTCTAGGAAAGTCATACATAATATCTCTCATATTTTTCAATATGTAATCTATACTAGCTTTACGTTTAAAGTATTTTTGCTCCGCTATAATCTTATCTAAAGAAGACTCTATTACTACAAACATATATGCATCCATATCTTGTGTTAGTTGAATTTCTCTTCTAAACCTATCTAAATTAGCTGTTGTCAGAGTGCCACAAAAATCATTTGAAGATTTTCTATCTACAAATGTATAACTATAATGATTACCTAATAAAGTATAATCACCAAAAGATAATTTATGCTTTTTTGTGTTAAACTTAAAGTCTAAAGGTTTTTGCTCTCTAGTATCTATTGCGACTTCTATATCTTTAGGCAAATCTTCATCAAAAAAACCTGAAGGAATATTTTTATCAAACATTAAATCTAAATCGCATAACTTGGCAAAATGAGAATAACTACCAAACATTTTTTTTATAATATCTAGTTTGGGTAAAAAGCAGTGCTCAAGCTCTAAATAAAAAGGTAAAAAATTCCTTTTTTTATCGTAAACCCTTTTTAATATTTTAGATTGAATGTATTCTTGAGCATCTAAAGGGTGTAGTTGCTCAAGCCATTTATTCATTTGAACCCTATTCGTAAAATCTTTATTAAAATAACTTTCAACATCTTTAAAAGGTAAAAGGTCTCCAGTTAACAAATTTTTACGCGCATAAAATTTAACATAATATTCTGCCAAATGCATATCATGCTGTTTTATATGTTTATGCAAAGATCCTAGTTTTGCAAATGGTTTATCGCAAACTTTGCAGCTTAATTCATATTGCGTCATTTTTACTTATACCTAAAACTCTAGCTTTCCAATCCGACATCTGTTCCAACCTGTCTGCTTCCTCATAAACGACTTTCTTTTGCATATCTGCCATTTGAATCATTAATTTTCTTTCTTGCTCATCTTGAAACAATTGAACTAAAGAAATAATTGATGCATTTCGTTGGTGTTGATTTTGGATTCTTTTAGAACGTTCTCCATTTAACTTAGCAAGCATTTTATCTATACGATTTGTGCATTGATTATATTCTTCGGCTTTAGTTTTTAACATTTCTGTTAGCCTCATAGTCAAATCATTTTGCCCTTCCGTCTCATCAAACATTTGATTCAATTTTTGTTTTTGGATTTCTATTTCTCTAAGATTAACATAATCCATACAAACATTAATATACAAATTTAACTCATCTGCTGTCAAGTCTGGCTTATCCCAAGAACTACGAATATATTCGCTTTCAAATAAATCTCTAGCTTCTTTAGTTATGTAAGAGTTTATAACTTGTATAAATCTTGGCGCAGAAAGATACGTTAAAAGTTTCTCTAAGCATTTTCGATCTTGCATAGATAACTTTTCTACATCAAATTCTTTCATAACAATTTTATTTATTTTTTTTATTAATGTCGTTAAAGCTCTTGGTGTAGAATATTTTTCTGATACAACCTCATCTCTTAAATTTATTTGATCGAATTCGTTGTTTATAAACTCTGACATTAAAACAAATTTTTGACTTTCAAAAAACTTTCTACGCTTAGATTCTTCTGGCCAAATTATTTTAGCGACTTCTTTTTTTGTCAAATCTGGAGTATAATGTCTTTTTATAAATTCTTGCTCCTCTAATGATAAAAAAGGTTTAGCATCAGATTTTTCAGCATAATCTGAATGAGCTGTTGTTCTTATTATAGGTTGAGGCGGTAAAGGTGAAGTTTTTAGTTTTCTTTCTTTTACTTTTGTTCTATATTTCAAACCTTGCTCTATCCAAAATTCTCTTATAGCTCTACCTCTACTAGTTGTGCCTTTTTCATCTGGACTGTTCCACAATTCTCTTATAACTTTTATTAAGTTTCCATCGTGCTTTTTAAATAAATCTAAACTTCTTTGCTTCTCTTCTTCGGAAAGCTGATAATGTGACGCCATCTGGTTATTCATAAAAATATATCATTCTTTTCTAACATTTGTTTAGCTATTTTTTTGTAAAAGTTTTTGAGATTTTTTATTTGCTTGTACCCGGCTTTTCTACCCTTCTCTGTAGTTTTATAACCTAAAGTGAGAGCGATCTTTTCCTCGTCTAAGTAATCTATAAACAACATTTTATAAATAATGTAATGTCTATCATTTAAAAAGTCTCTCATTAAGTAATGTAATTTTTTTGCTGCAGTTAATACACAGGCATGATCGGAAAACTTGGAGTTTTTTTTGTAAGAAGAATTTTCTAAAGGTACTGGAACTTTAATATCATAAGCATTTTTTTTGCTTTTTTCCCATTTTGCATAGTCTTTGCACTCAGAATTTTGCATGCCACTGGGCGTAAACCCGCACAAACTATGATCAGACTCAGAATAAGACTGATTATACTTGCAGCTCAAACACGGCCTTGCGAAATTTGAATAATTATTTCGCAGAATATTTTTCATCTGATTAGAGATGATTTTATTTATCCATGGTTCTATAGGTCTAGATTGATCCCATTGTTCCCATTTTTTAAAAATATGAAGACGTATCATTTGAGATACGTCTTCAAAATCTAACCAAGCTAAGGCATTCAAATGCCACTTGTAAAATCTTTTTCTAATTTCATTATCAACAATATCCGATTTATCTTCGTATGTGTATTGTTTATCCCCCATCAATATCAGTAAAACGGCTAGACCCACATTCTGCAGTAGACTCTTGTTCAAAAGCCTTTTTAGATAACTTTTTATAACCTTTAATTTTTTTGTCGCTGTAATTAAGCTCCCTTGGGTTCATAGGGTTATTTAAAACATCACCTAAAGTAACCTGATTATTACCATAATCTACATCATAATCTAATTTAGCAATGCTGCGAAACGATTCATTTTCTTCTTCAGGTTCTAAGTGTGCAGATTTAACAGGGTTTACCTTAGCCCTTGAAATCGATGCGCCAATAGGGTTACCACAGGATTGACAAAATTTAGGTTTATTGAGTGTATATAAATTTTTGCTTCCACATTCTGTACAAAATAAACTAGCCATACTCTTAATATTATTTTAAATTATTTTAGTTTTTCAAGTTTACTTATGATAAACTTAAGTATTTCACTTCTTAAAATATCTTCTTTGTTAAAATTGAAGACATGTATACCGTTCTTTTTAGATTCTTCGTCATCAAAATTTTTGGCAATTTCATTTAAACCGCTTTTACCATTGATGTCTGATTGCATCAAATCTCCACAAATAAAATATTTAGCATTTTCGCCTATACGAGTTATTAATGTGATTAATTCTTTTTTTGTAAAGTTTTGAGCTTCATCAGCTAATACGATTTTATCCCTCCAGCTTGCTCCACGCAAATAATTAATAGGAGCACAACTAACTATACCCTCATCAAATAGCATCTTAATCCTATCTTCTTTAATTAATTCTTTAAGCTTCTCTTCTAAAGGCATAGCGAAAGGATTAAATTTCTCATTCATATCTCCCGGTAAATGTCCCAAACTTCTTTCTGCACTTTCAGCTATAGTCCTAACATAAAAAATATCGTATAGATTGTCCATATTGAACAATTGTAGAGCTGCATAAGTAGCTATAAAAGTCTTACTGCTACCAGCAGGCCCTAAAACAAAAATCATCTTAGTGTTTTTATCAAACGCAACTTTTAAAAATTCTTTTTGTTTTTTTGATAATTCAAATTTGTTTAATGCCAATTTATATTTATTCTGAAATTCCAGAACCTTACCCTCGGACTCTTGCTCCACCTTTTTATGTTTGGTCATACTTTATATATATTACACTTGACATAAAGATTTTATACTTTATTATTATAATATATGGTATTTCATGTTTTATCAATCCCGATGTACCCCACTAAAAAAGAGATAACTTTATGCGCTTTTGTCCAAAAAGTATACAAATTTTGCAAAGAAATGACGCAAAGAGGCCATACAGTCTATCACTACGGTCATCCTGAATCGAATGTTCCTTGTGCTAAGCATTTTGATGTTATAGATACCGAAACTTATAATGAAGATTATGGAGATAAGACTTGGAAAGAAATGCACGGTCAAAATACACAAAATAAAACTCATAGCAAATTTAATAATAATTCTGCTAAAATTATAAACAAAAATGCAAATGACACAGATTTTATTTTAGCTTTTTGGGGTTTTGGTCATAAAAGCTGCTGCGATCAAATAAAAAAAGGTATTATCGTAGAAGCTAGTATAGGTTATGATTCTCACTTTGCAGCGAATAGAGTTTTTGAATCTTATGCTCAATTACATAAAATTATAGGTACTAAAAAAAACCCTACTTTTTCTGATGTCGTTATCCCTCCGGGATTTGAAAAAGAAGATTTTATTTTTTCAGATAAAAAAGAAGATTATTTTTTATATTTAGGGCGCATGGTAGACTGTAAAGGAGTTCATATAGCGCAACAAGTAGCGCAATCAACTAAAACAAAAATAAAATTTGTAGGCCCTCAAAACCAAAAAAATAAATTAAATAAACAATGCCCATATTCTGAATTTATCCATACAGTGAGCTATAAAGAAAGGGCAAAACTTCTTTCAAAAGCTAAAGCCTTGTTGATGCCCTCTTTATACGCTGAGCCATGTGGATGGACAATGATAGAAGCGTTTTTTTCTGGGACCCCAGTGATATCTACGGACTGGGGTGGTATGAGTGAATATAATATACAAAATGTTACAGGCGTAAGATGCCGCAGCGCAAGTGAATTTTATTTTGCACCACAAATATGTAATAACTTAAAGCCATCTTTATGCAGGGCATATGCGGAACAATACTTTTCACTTAAAAATATGGGTGATAAATACGAGAATTATTTTAATTTGCTTTTACATGGGTTTGAAAAAATACATACAAATTTTAAATACACATCGTTTAATAATTCTTTTTTTCAAAAAAATAGTGTAAAACTTTAAAACATTCAATAATATAAATATATGTCACATCAAGATTTCTCAGGCGATTACACCTACAATTTTGTTAGATTAGATCCAGAATGGAATAATTCTTTAAAAACCGGAATCTCATCTTTAGTAATAGGTTTAACATGCACTTATAGCGGAACAGACTCCTACGGTTGCGAATGCATAGAGTCTCAATATATAGATGGATCAACAGGTTTTAGCCCATTTATTACTTTAGATTATTTATCAGGAAATATAGAAGAGATTTCTAATTCTTATGCTTCTGGTAATAACTGGTGGTATTCTTTAAAATCTAGCGTTTCCGGCAGAATTGATCACCCTATCGTAGATACGACTTTCCCTTTTCCAGAAAGCGGTAACCCAGTGCCTCATCCACCAGAAGATTAATCTTCTGAAAAATGATTATACAATAAATAAGGACTTTTAGCATAAGTCATATCAATATCCTCTGAAGACAATTGATCTTTAAAGATCTTAAACTTCGGAGGATTTTTTTTATCATAAGGTTTTATAAAATCAGGATTATGCCATCTTAGCAAATTGTTTGGCTGAACGCACATATTTCCATCATCTAAACCAATAAAATGATAACATTTAGTATCTTGATCATTTGCGTAGCCTACATTTAACTCATTTAGATCCCCTTCATAATCATCAATAGTAAAAATATATTTACCGCTTCTATATTTTTTATCGCGACAAAAGACATCAACTCTTTTATTCTGTAGAAACGAAAATGTCGTAACAGCGATATTATTAGCCTGACAATCCCAAGTTTGCAAAATAGATAAGCGTTTTTCTTCATCTTCTGAAATTTTATCGTATTTTTCTTTACTCGCAAAAGCTGATATAGGCATTTGCCAAAAAATAGCCCCTAAACAAGACTGAAAATGAAAATGTAAAGGTCTATTTATCATAGACTTAACTCCGAATATATAACCTTCAGTCAGCCCTTCATCATCATCGTCAAAAATATAAGAATTTCTAATAAAACATTCTATATAAGGGGTATTTGCATTTAATTGTGCCATATACATATTCTACACAAAAAACTCTTATTCAAATAAAAGCTTGAAAAAAAAATTAATGAGTGTAATATATGTGACATATGAATAAATTCATACTATCATTACTAAGTATTATTGTGTCAGCTAGTATCATGGCTGACGGCGAATCAAAACTCAAAGCTAGTGTTAATGCTGGGTACACTTCAAACTATATCGTGAACGGATTGGCGAAAACAGGCTCTCAAGCCTTCGCTGGGGTTGATATTGGTACTGAGTACTCTGGTATCGACACTTACGTTGGAGCTGTCGTGTTAGACGCTGGATCAGGGCTTGACGAATTACATGCGAACGTTGGGGTAGGAAAAGCTATCGATCTTTTTGAGAGTTTTTCCTTAAGAGGTGACGCTCAGATTTTTCAACATCAAGTCGCAGCAGGAGCAAACTCTACAGAAGGTAGAATAACTCTTTCTTTAAACAATAAATATATCACCCCTTATGTAGTTGGTACTTACGATTTAGACGTAGCCAACGCAGGATATTCTCAAAGAGGTTATATTGTTGGATTGAAAAAGAGTTTCGATGTTTTTGGAGTTTTTAATTTAACTCCTTCTGTTGAATATGGTCAGATGACTGATTATGAAACTGCTAGCGTAAAGCTAGATGCGTCAAAAGTGCTTTGGGATAAATTAGAAGTTTTTGGCCAAGTAGGATGGTTTGACAATAATTTTGATGTTGTCAATTATAACTTCGCAACAGAACAGTTTGTGGGAGACGTAGCTGCTTCTGCTGGTGTTAGATGGGATTTCTAATTAGAAATAAGTAACATAACTATAAAGCGGTCACTGCGTAGCGGGGACCGCTTTTTTATTTATCGCATTCACACTTGCGTCCGCGCCCCTTTTTATCTGATGCATATTTTACACCCATGATAGTGCCAACAATGCTAAAGCTATTAGTGAGTAAGATACTAAACATATTACTCCAAGAAGACTCTACTGTTTTATTCTCGATTCCAAATAATAGGGTTATAGCAAAAAGAATTGAGGTTATTGCTCCTACCCCACAAATAACCCATAATGCGACTTTTACTATACTACCCACCAATTCATACTGAGTTTTCTTTTGAAGGATGTCTAGGTCATTCTCAGCGATCTGCTTTGCTTTTTCAGAATCTTCTAAAGCTAATTTAAGATCTTTATTTAATTTTTCGTTATGAGATTTCCATTCTATAAGCTCTTTATTTTGCTGCTGAATAGTTTTTGTTATTTCAAGACGTTTTCTGCGATTTTCTTTGTCCCTGTTGATACAATCTTGAATATAGGTGCCAAAATTTGAATTTGGTTGAGAGACTATCAATTTAGTAACATTACCCTCCAAGAATATATTTTTTTCGGCGGCTAAGTTTATCAATTGTTTTTCAATTTCATTATTTAATGTTATCATCGATACACCTTGAAGGGCGCAGTGCGCTCCTTATACCCCTCGAAATCTTTAACAAATTCTTCTAATCTAGGTTCAATTTCATCTGATTTGATAATCCAAAATTGAGCCCCAGCTTTTACAGCTTTAGCTTGCTCCTGCTCATCATTAGAGCTTGATATAATACCTATAACAACCCCATCACCGTGAACGAAGTTAATTCTTCTACATAGTTCTATACCGTCAAAACTGCTACCAATAATATTGAGATCAACAAAAATGCAATCGGGTTTAGTTTTATTCTGTTTCACTAAGGATTCAAAATGTTTTTCTGCTGCATCAGCATTGTCTATAGACATTAAATTTAAAGTAATATCAAGTAGACTACATGCGTCTTCAAAAACTAAATGAAATAAATTTTCATCATCTACTAATAATATCGACTCTATCATATCCACTATTTTAAAATATACACTAAATATTTAAGCGTGAGACTAGTCTTTGGTATTTTTCGATTCGGCCATTTCTTGATTATAATCCCAAATGTTTCCCAAATCTATTTTAAATCTAGTGCCGGAATATGGTTGCGGAAGCTTTTCGCATGACACTTCAAATTTATGTTGTTTTAATATCGCTACACAAATATTTAAACCAAGCCCAGACCCAGATTCTTTTTGATCTTTTTTTCTAGTATAAGGCCTCATTAATTTTTCAAAATCCTTTTGGTTTAAACCTCTTCCGTTGTCTTCTACGAATAAATCATGAGTACTTTTACTGTAAAATATTTCAACCTTTTTGCTAGCAGAATCATTATATTTAAGACCATTTCTTATTAAGTTATCGATAGCAGTACAAAATAAAGATTCATTGACTTTTAGTTTAGGTAAATCATTTATTAAAACCTGATCTTTGTAAGCTGCACTAACTAAATAATCATTTAATATAACCTTTAAATCGTATTGGTTTTTATTTAGAATTACTTCAGGTTTCACTAAATTAGTAAACTCATAAACACCTTTGTAAACCTTTTGTGTATGACGTAAACCTTCCTCTATCATTTTTAAAGGCGTTTGCAATCTTAAATTATTTATAACTTCATCATTTAACCTTCTTTTTAAAGAAGATACCCCTCTAGGTATATAAGTGTTTATACCGCTGTGCATATCATGGCGTAATATTTTTGCAGCATGCTCTAGGTATGAATTTTTCTTATTTATTTCGTTTTGCTGAAGAATTAAATCTGTGATATCGTGTCTTACGCTGATAAAGCCTTTTATTTCACCGTCTAAATCAAACTCTGCTTGAATCCACGATTTTACATAATATAATGAACCATTTTTAGTTCTATTGGTGACGCAAGGATGATGCCATATTTTTTTTTCTTTAATAACTGTTTTGTACATATCTTGCCATACTTTTTTAGGATGATAACCTGAATTTACAATGTTATGGTTTTTACCTACAGCCTCTTGTAAAGTATAACCTGCTACTTTCAAAAATTTATCATTTGCATAAGTTATGTTGCCTTTAGCATCAGTTTTACTAATTAAACAAGTCGCTTCTAAAAGATTGTCTTTTAAAATTAATTCGCTCAATGTTTTTTGCTGTTGAATTTTTTGACTTTTTATTTGTTTGCGATAACACGCAGAACACGCCAATTTAAAATAATGCCACAAACTCTTCCCACCACTAAATATATTTCTCAGCATAAAAATAAATACACTAAATTAGAAAAAAACGCTTAATAAGTGTAATATATAATAAGATATGGCTCAAAGATACGGCGGAAAAATAGTGACTAATGGATTAGTATTGTGTTTGGATGCACATGATGCTAAGTCGTACGCTGGGGAGCCTACTCAGAATTATGTTATTAATACTTCATCAACTGGTGGATGGTGGGGAGATGGAAGCAGTCAAACGGGGTTAGGGTCTAAGGGCGCTGTCGCTATAACAGATGAAAATTTAAAATACAACGGGTATGATACGGTTTTATGGACACCCGGTACGAGCCGTAATTGTTATTTAAACAGCACAGAAGATTTCAATTACAGTGAAACATCTACAGAATGGACATTTAGTGCGTATCTAAAATACGAAGATGGATCAACTATATCGAGCATGTCTGTATATATGTATTACCCGTCTTCTGATGGATCAGGTACAGGTACTGTAACGGATGTTGGAGGTGGTTGGTACAGAGTAAGAAGGACTAGGACAGGGTCTAGTAATTATATTTCTTTAGCTGGGTTTACAGGCATCGCAGCTATGAAAAAAATCTACATAAGTGGTTGGCAGTTGGAGAAAAAACAATATACAACACCAGTTACTAGTCCAGCAACTTCTCGTTCAGCTACTGACGGTTGGAAAGATTTAAGTACAAATGACCACGATGGCTCTTTGTTAAATGGAACCAATACGGGGGTATCTCATTATAGAGATGGTCAAGTAATAATGCCAGTTACTAACAGTTATTTGGAGTTTGATGGAAGTGATGATCAAATAACTATAGCGAATTCGAGCTCGTATAATAATACATCGAGTAAAACTGTTGAGATGTGGGTTAGGGCTGGAACTGGTGTTACGGGAAAATTTAATGTTATTTGTACTAATCGATCGTCGTCTGATACCGATGTTAATTTTGCATTTTATTTAGATGATAGAAAGGTTGTTAGACCTTGGAATCCAAGTGGGAACGATGAGATGGTATTATTTTATGAAATTGGAAATGGATCATCAACATTTGACGCTTTTTCTAAAGAAAAACTAGGTACAACAACTGGAGATGATTTGTGGCATTGTGTGGTTGGCGTAACAGATACAGCTTCAAGTAAAATATTTTTGTATTACGACGGAGAGTATGTAGCTGAAAAATCCTTTTCAGGTACACCTAATGTTCCATCCGCAAATTTAAGGATAGGTTCAGGTTACGGAGCGACTGATACCACGTATCCTTTTTCAGGTAAATATGGATTATTCAGAATATATAATAAAGCATTAACAGCAGCAGAAATATTAAGTAATTACAACACAATAAAACCAAGATTCGGATTATGATAAAAGGTGGGCCAAAAATAATCGATGATAACTTAGTGGTATGTTTGGATGCACATGATGCTAAGTCGTATGCTGGTGAGCCTACTACTAATTTGGTAACTTCTTCCGCAATAGATTTTACTGAAATCTCTGCTTATACAAACTTATCTTCTACAAGAGTAACCGATGATGAATCTCCAAGTGGATATGCATGTGAAATGTATGAATCAGCAGAAGCAAATGCCGCAGCAAGAAGTCTGTTTGGATCTGCAACAAATATACCAACGAGTGGAACAGGTTTTGTTAGTGTTTGGGTAAAACAAACAGATGGTTCAGCAAATATTAGACCGTATGTTTATAGTGGATTGAATTGGTATGTAATGGTTCCTTTAGATGGGGGTTCACAATATATTACGAATAAATATAGACCATTTGGAGTGTCAGTGACTTTTGGTACTAACAGTGGAGGACCAAATCCGGGATTTAATATGACCAGAGATGGTACCAGTGTTGCCAATGAAGATATAGTCAGGTGGATTAAACCACAAGTTACAACGTTAAGTTATAATACTCCTTTTGCTAATCTTTCTCGTTCAGCTACTAACGGTTGGGTAGACAGATCAGGTAATAGTAATAGTGGTACACTTGTTAATGGAACCAACACAGGAGTCAGTCATTATAGAGATGGTCAAGTAATAATGCCTGTTGCTAATAGTTATTTAGATTTTGATGGAAGTGATGATAAGGTTGATTGCGGATCTGTTACTCCAGACACGGGAGATTTTACTATTGAGTTTATCTATCAATTAACTGGAAATGGAGGCCGTGGTGGTTTATTTGAACGAAAAGCTGGTTCTCCATATAATGGTTTTTCATTTGGCCAAGGAGGATCAGGTGATTGGTCATTCACTGTTAGCGGGACTTCCAATTATTCAGGGGGTAGTTATTTAAAGCGTTCATGGACTTATCCTACTTTAAATACTTGGTATAATGACGTTGGAGTGTATTCAGGTGGTAATAGTGTTTCAATTTATAGAAACGGATTATTAGTGAGTAGTACGAGTGGTTCAGCCCAAGGTAATTTATCAACTCAAGGTACTAGAACAAACTTTCTAATAGCTAATAGAGATAATTCTACATCTCTGCCATGTAAAGTTGGTCTAGTTAGAGTGTACAACAAAGCATTAACAGCAGCAGAAGTATTAAGTAATTACAACGCAACAAAAAATAGATTTACATAATTATGAGTTTTCACAACAGAAGATGGATATTTTTAGACTCTGAAAATATATCAGGAGTTAATTTCAACCAAGTGCAAGAAACAAGCGCCGAAACAGTTCGTTATTCGGTGGATAGCGGAACATTTTTCGTTAAGTATAATGTCGTCGAATATCCCGTCGATCCAACTGGCGCTAATGTAGACTCCAGCGGCAACACTTGGCAATTTTATTATAACACAGGAGTAGAGCCCCCTGTTATCACAGGGTCAGGAATGCTTTACCCTTCGGGTTATGAAGCTGGCAGGCCTGACTGTTATGACTTAGCAGAAGAAATTAGCGGTAAAATCGAATGGCACCATGAAGAAATGCTGGAGTATTTATCAACACCAGAGTGGACACCAACAGGAATAATGTAATATGTCATATCATAATAACCCAAGAATAGTTACTAATGGTTTAACATTGTGCTTAGATGCTAATGCTAAAAGGTCGTATCCGGGCACTGGTACTACTTGGTTTGATTTAACAGCAAACCAGCAAAACGGATCACTTAGTGGGCTTACTTTTAATTCTTCCGGTTATTTTGATTTTGATGGTACAGATGACGTAGTAGGGCCAAGTACCTTTGACTACGATGATAGTGGGGGCGCTTTTACTGTGTGCGCTTGGGTAAACCCTGATTCACTTACTAATGCTAATAGTTATTCTGCCATTATAAATAGATCAGATAATAGTAATCATATTTTTTCTCTTTATATGAATAAGAGTGCGGCTTCTTCTAATGTAGGAGACATGAGTGCGTGGATTTTTGATGACGGAGGAACCCTTAGGCAACATAGCGCATCTGGGAATTGTATTCTTAATGTTAGTGAGTGGAACTTTTGCGTGTGGAGGTGGCAAGATAACTTTGGGTTTACTTTTGATCTATTTAACTCTGACGGTCAAGTT